ATGACTTATTTAACGGCTTTGGTGCTCTCATTGTTCATTTTTGCACTCATTGTTGTATGGTCTTTGATCGAAATTTATCTGGATATGCGCAAAAAAGAGAATTTGGAGCACGAAGCTTAAGCTTTTAATTAATTTCATAGCTGAATTGATCCGGATATAAAAATTAATTCAGCCATTCAAAGTATGTAAATAATTATATATAAAAAGTATAAAAGGATAGTTGAGAGTTAATTTTTAAATATATTTTGATAGCAGCTCTGTTTTGTAAAGAAATGGAAATTTTCCTTCTGAATGACTATGAGAGCCTTCTAAAGTATGAGGAATTTCCAAAGTGTCTATTTTTTTCTAATTTATAATTGCTGATGAAGTGTGCAAGTGGGCATAAAAAGGCTTGTCTTTTAAAAAAATCTTAGCTAGTATTCTTGTCGCCTAAACCTATTGATAAATAAGGTTTTCAGCATATAGGGCCTATAGCTCAGTTGGTTAGAGCAGCGGACTCATAATCCGTTGGTCCACAGTTCAAGTCTGTGTGGGCCCACCAAATATATCAAGCACTTAGAAGCATTTCTTCTAGGTGCTTTTTTAATTCTAGAATCCATGTAAGCACTATGTAAGCAGTTAAAATGAATAGTGTAAGCAGGGCAAGTAATAAAAAAGCCTCATATTAGAGGCTTGAATGAATTAAAACTTCTTCCCGTTTTCCGTCAAACGATTTTCAATTTTGTGGTCAGCGCGATTCTTGTTGTACTCAAGCTTTTCTTCGATAGCGCCTTCCAGGTCTAAACCTAATCCCCCTGCCATGTCGCAGATACGTATAACAGCATCTGCCAGCTCAACCTCAAGCATAGGTCGGTGTGGCAATTTGTCATCCATAAGGTTTTTACGGAAGCCTTCCATTGCTTCACTGATTTCCGAGTGAATAAGACAAAGCATTTCAGGGATATTGCGTTTCGGTGCTTCACCTGGATTGGATTTAAGTGATTCACCTGTTTCCAAATCAGTCCACCAACCAGCTGCCACATTTTGTTCATGAATCTTTTTAATTAATTTTTCCATCACACACCCACCAAATTTCGAATATCAGTTAAACGCCACTTATACATGTCATTCACAATGACCGGTTTAATTGGCCCATTTCCACGAGTTGCCCAGACACGGACTGTATTTGCCTTGCATCCCATAATCTTTGCAAAGTCGGTATGACCAACCAAGCTGGCACCCGACTTGATTAATTGAGCAAGGCGCTCTTCAGGTTTTAATTGAACTTCAGCCATGGTTCACCTCCATACAACTTTCTACATCTGCGATGGCTACACGTAGTCTTTCTGTTTCTGGGTTTATCCAGCGCAAAATAGACTGGCGTTGCAATTCTTTTTTGGCATCAGCCAAACCACCCCAACTTGCCACCAGCTCATGACTTTCAACCAGCTGCTTCAATTGCTCAGTATGAAACGAAAGCCCATCCTCTAGACTGCAAAAACCAAATCCAATCTCAACCAGTTCTTTTGATCTTTGAAGTCCATTCCTCTGAAAGTATTTCACTGCATCATTCATGATATTTCTCCCAAACTCTTCACCACACCACTCGGCAACTTGCTCAAATAGCAGGTGAACAGGTGATACAGCTTATCCGCATTACTTTCATCTACCGTGATAATCCCGCCAGTACCAGACTTAACACGCTGTCTTGACCAGCCTCGCATGTGGTATGTAAACTCATTGTCATAATCCACCGCATTTAAAATCGCATTGAATGAGCCAACATCGCCAGCCGACCATGTTTCAATATATGGCTTGTCTTTGGCTACAAGGTTGTCGATCTGAAGCTGCGCGAACTGTACATTGGTTAGTTGAATTTCAGTCATTGGCTGACTCCTGTGCTTTAACTTCACCACTCAACTTTTCATAAATTGATTGAAGCAAGTTATTGGCCGTTCTTTCTGTATTGCTCAAACCATTATCAAAATAACAATCAATATCATGAAGTATTGAATTAACATCCAATTGTTCCGGCACCGCCTGGGCTTTGGCTTGAGCCAGAGCTTCACCCTGATTTAAAAGCATCTCATCAAGGGTATTTATTCGAACTTCCATGCGAGCTTTGGCTGCTTGCCATGCTTCCCATTCTTTATCCAAAGTCATTGACTTATATGAGCCATCAGAAAAACGCTCTATGCTTCTACCATTTGAACCAACCCAAGCCTCAAACGCTTCTCTTTCTTTCTGTAAATCCATCCCATCACCTTCTTTAATTTTCATGCTGCTTTCACTCCCTTGCTACGCTCAGCCATAAGCTTTGCGTAGTACTCCTGACAGTGCGGAATCTTGTCTTTGATCTTCTGGATGATTGATTCATCACGCTCAATCACTACAGTTGTCAGACGCTCACGAATATCAATTTTTTCAACTGATTCAATTAAATATTCAAGATCATCCCAACCACTAAGAAGTTCAGATGGGGTGGGTAGTAACCAGAAATCCACATTCGCCACATCACAGTCGTAAAGCCACATATAGCCCTGCATTTGAATGTCGTAGCCTGCATCCTTAACCTTTTCTAGAGCCTCATCTGCAAACCATGGATGTGTATCAATATCTTGTGAACACTTGGTGTCTAGAATCATTCGATTGCTTTTATCCAGGACATCACACTCACCAGTGATCAAATGGTTGCTCACTCGACCAACATGCTTTTCAAACTTGCGAAAACGCATCTTGCCTGACAATTCAATAGCCATTCCTTCAAGAAGATTTCCCTTTCTGGTAGCAATATTCCCCTTGAATTTTCGGGTATCAGTTAAATCCTCTTTTGCGATTTTTCGAATTTCACTAATTGCCGTACCGGAAAGCGACTTGTTTTTTAACTTTTGAATCAAAGCATCTTCATCATCAGTACGCTTTTTCTTGCGAATAAGCGCATTGATTTCATCATTTCTTAGCTCACTGGCAATGCTTTGAGCATCACCAATAAGCTTGTGAAGGGAAGAGCAGCGGAATAACTTCATTATTGAGCCTCCACTGCAATGCGCTGAGCATCTGTCAAAGCATATCCATCAAGGATGTAGGCCTTATCAATCGCACCAGCATTCAGCTGCTCAAGTGCTGCATTGAATTCATCATCATTCAGCGTTGGTTTTGGTGCTTCAACCGCTGCCACTTCCACAGCTTTAGCATTCTTAAACCAATCTTTTGCTGAACTCATACCATCACGAAGGCTGGTAAAAATCTTGCGAAGCGACACCACGTTTGCAGGGGTGATAGCTTCTAGTCGGCGCTGAATAAAGCCTTCAATATCCTCTTTAGTGACACCAAACTGCTCGAAAGCCTTAACCAGTTTCTGCACACCTTCTGGTGATGTATCGGCATTTGCATGGATGGTTTTTTCACACTGGTCCACAGCAGCATCCACAACATCACCCGGAATCACACCCAAGATGCAGGCACGAAGACGACGTGCACCATTGTTGGCAACCAACTCATAAATATCGCGCGGATCGGTCAGTTTTTTGGTGCCCTGGCGTGTATAGCGAATATGCGGAACCTGAAAAACCTTGGTTTGACGAGTGTTGGTTTCAACATCCCAGGCGAAGGCTTCAACTGTAGATTCGCCATTTTCAGAAGAAAGCTCACGGATGCCATACTGAATATTTCCCCAATTCTGAGCTAGCATTTCAGCCAGTCGAATTGATGGGCCAGTAACAGAAGTTCCGCCACGTGCATAAGAGTAAACAGCTGATTGAGCCAGTCCTGGACGCTGACAAGCATTCATTACACGGTCATAAGCTTCAATTGGATTACGTGGAAACTGCTTTGCAATCACAAGGGCAGCTTGAACCTCTGCAACTGCACGCTGACTATCAGCCTGAACAGTAGACATTGCTTGAGTTTGTGGTGCGGAGACCGCAAACGGATTTTGATTTACATGTACTGGTGCATTCATCTCAAACCACCTCTTCAAATAGTTGTTCCGCGTACTCATTCACAAGACGCTGTAATTCTTTAATTTGCTCATCATTCAGCGTAAATGTCTGACCTTCCTCAGCTTCAAAATTCCAGACATCCAGCAGCGTTACAGGTGTATCTTTCACCACAAGCCAAGAATCAATATCCACTGGCTCGGCATATCGCATATCACCATTCGGACTACGCATTTTCGTCATCGTGTGAGGCAATACCAACATTGAACAATCAGCCGTTGCCCACAGGTTTTCACCAATCTGACGATATAAACCAAAGGTCAGCACGTTATCTTCAATCGAAATATCCAGATCCACTTTGAAGCTCGGCAGGTCTGAAAAGTACAAATCACGGGTAAAGTCTTCATTTACCTTGCAGTCAGTTACTCGGGTGCTATGACCATCACGGCATAGGAATAAAGACTGGTTTCCGATGTGGCTGATCGGTCGCATTGCCGCACCACATCCACAGAATTGAGCGTAAGTGTTCATTTCACACCCCCAACAATCGCAGCATTAATCTTTTCAATCTCATAACGATCAACATAGGCATTAACCGCTTCCTCATGACGTACGACATTGAGAATGTCCAGAAACTCAACCGAGCCATCATCCAGTGCATATTCAACATAAATGCTGTAATCGTTAGCTTTGACAGTAGCGACACAGATCTGATTGCAATTTACGCTCTCAACTTCGTAATGCTTTGCAGCGATGTTGATTTGTGGATCTGCCAATTCATCAGCAGTTTTAGCCGGTTGGAAAGCGTAAGCTACTGCTATCCCCGCGCTGATTGATGCTGCAATGAATGCAGACTTGAGAATATTGGATTTAGTTGTCATGGCTGCCTCCGAATACTTGGCGAAGGGCTAGGCACATTAATTCAGCATCCTCAAAGCTTTCGCAAACAATTGCTACTGTGTCATTGCTTCTATAAATTGCTGATTCTTTTTTTATGCTTGGCACTTCAATGCCATTGATTGTGATGGTGCGAGGCTTGAGGCGGAATTTCCAAGTTGTATTCTCATTCAAGAAAACACCGAGGTTATATTGATCCCAAAAATGATCAGTGATAGTGGTCCAGCGATCCGCAACGGGATCTTCATCGCATTTGTACTGAACAATGCCTTCAGTTACTTTGGTTAGCGCTTCTTTCCCGCTAATCAACTTGCCTTCATCAACTTTTGTATTCATACTTATCTCACTCACAGGTTGGTTGTGGGTCACGCTCCAGGTTGTTACTGCAACGCTGGGGCTTTTTTTTGTTTGTGAGATGAATATAACTTAAGTTATAAAGAAGTGTCAATAACGTAGAGAATATTATTTATAATATTTGTTATAACAGTTGTAATAAAAAAGGCGCTACATGAGCGCCTTGATAATTTATGGTATTTACATTGCTCCGCCTTTCCAGCAGATGCGACCTTCAATTTCTATTTTTTCTTTAATTTCGTCTAGTGATAGTATGATGTCTGGATACTGAACCTTGTCTGGATTATCGGATCTGATTACCCAGTGCGTCACCATATTGATAAGGCGCTTCACATAATATTGTTCATCAATACATAGGAAATAAACCTTATTTGATTTCGGTATGTTGTCATGAGGATTAACTAAAAGCACCTGGCCATCCTCAATAGATGGGTACATGCTTTCACCTTTCGCATAGATTACACGCAGATCGTCTGGGTTAGGTAAGCCTTGCTCTCTGATCCATTGTCGGCTAAATACCAGACCACCCTTAACCTCCACGCTGTCTATGATAGAGCCGCCACCACATGAGCCATAAATATCAAATTGAGGAACAAGGACATATTCATCAACGCTTGGCTTTTCACCTGGATTTTCACCACCGACTATAACAAAGTCATTAAGGCTTCCAGACTGTTTCTTTATATATTCTTTCCCATAGATCAGGTAATCCACTGAGGTATTTAAAGCCTTCGCTACCTGAGCAATATATTTTGAGTTATCAGTCTCATTATTCTCAATTTTAGAGATAGCGGCTTGCGACACCTCTGACTTTTTAGCCAGTGCCGATTGTGACAATCCCAATCTAGTGCGCGCTTCTCTAACACGATCACCACAAGTTAAACCAACCATAAGAAGACTCATAACAAATAATTACCTGTGTAATAATTTAACGTAATTTAAAATAACATGGATTATTGACTTGTCAAAACAAAAGTTATAAATTATAACCTAAGTTATAAGTAAGGTCGTTCTATGAATTGGGAATCGATTATTAATCAATTGTTGGAAAAGATGACCCAAAAGGAATTAGCGGCTTTGGCTGGCTGTTCTCAGCCGTTTATTTCTTTGCTGTCATCTGGTCAGCGAAAGAATGTGGATTACGAAACAGGGCAGAAACTTATTTCTCTTTGCGTAATTCATGAAGTTGAAACCACCAGAAACGAGAAAGCCCCAGCTACCGCAAATAGCTAGGGCTTTTGTGTCTAAATCCCAGGAGATTCAAACATGAATATGATGACACAATTTAATCATAATCAACAGAGCATGACAAGCCTTGATATTTCAGAGCTTTGTCAAAAACGCCATGACAGTGTTAAGCGCACTATCGAGATTTTGTCTACCAAAACAGAAAAACGTGAAGCTGTAATAGCATGCCCACACAGTGTGGTTGTGCAAAAGGAGGCCAACAATCGTATTTATGATGTTGAAGTCTTTGTTTTTGTTGGCGAGCAAGGCAAATTAGACTCAATCACTGTAGTCGCTCAGCTTTGCCCAGAGTTCACAGCAGCATTAGTGAAGCGCTGGTATGAACTAGAAAACCAAAACGCTGTACAACTTCCGCAAACTTTTGCTGAAGCACTCCAACTAGCAGCCGATCAAGCACGCCAATTAGAACTCGCAGCCCCTAAAGTCCAGTACTTCGACACTGTAGTCGAGCGCTCAACACTTCTAAACGCTACCCAAGTTGCTCAAAAGCTTGGTATGTCAGCTATGGCAATGAATAAACACCTTGATCAACTGAATGTCTACAGCCGTGGCGTTAAGCGTGCACGTGTATTCCAGCAATGGTTTATCGATAAAGGCTTTGGTGAGCTAAAACAAACCGAGCTTGGCTTTTCTCAACCTATGTTCACCACAAAAGGCGAGGCATGGGTTATTGAAAAGTTAGTTGGTGAGGGGGTGGTGGCATGAACAGAGCAGCACTGCTTGAAATCGAATTACAGCGCCGGATCGATAATTTTCAAAAGGCTGTAGTGGCATTCACTCTCAACGAAACACTTGAAAACGCACATCGTTTAGCGATTGCCAAAATTGATTTATCTAACTTCATGATTGGGGAAAAGATATGAGTGGTTTTATTGTTAATGCATTCATGCTTCCAAATGCATGCGTTGACGACGGTATGTTAGCGAAATTAAAAGGCGCACCATTATCCGTATATACCTATGTTGTGAGAAGAACTCGTGGCTGGGGAGTTGAAAGCAGATCAATTAGCATCGCCGAGTTTGAGCGCGCAACAGGCTACGGAAAAGATGCGGTAATTTCTGCTGTTCGCACACTTGAAGCTATGGGGATTATTGAAGCTGATCGTGAATATAAGTCGGTTACTGAGTATAAATTGTGTGATGCAGTTCTCGACTCTGAAAAACAGAATCAAGACTCTGGGGTCGGAAAAACCGACAAGAAAAATAGAAATCTTGTCGGAAAATCAGAATCCAATCTTGTCGGAAAAACCGCATCTATTAAAACAACTTCTTTTAAAGCAAATATAAAACAAGGGGTATACCCGGAAGACTTTGAAAAATTCTGGGAAGCATATCCTCGTTGTAAACGTAAATCAGACAAGTCGGGAACATTTAAAACCTTTGAGAAATACAAATCAGTAGTCACTACTGAAACACTAATCAAAATCCTAAATGCTCAAAAGAACGATCAATCTTGGATTAAGCAGGATGGTGAATTTATTCCAGCACCGACTACCTGGTTAAACCAAAAGAATTGGGAGAATGATTACTGGACTTCCAACCAGTCAGTAATTCATCAACCAGTAATCCCTCAAAACCTTCAAGCTGACATGGGGGATTGGTAATGATCGATATTCATAACAACTCCATTGAGCAATGTGTACTTGCTGCACTGATGACCGTTCAGAACTCACTTGAAACCGTGATGAACGATCTGGATGAAAATTGCTTCTTCGCAAACCGTCATCAGGAGATCTACAAGGCCATTACCGACCTTGCCAGTGAGAACAAACCATACGATGTGGTTTTCGTTGAACAGAAGCTGAATGAGAAAAATTCACTGGTTGGTGTAAGCCCCGCTGAATACCTGATGACGTTGATGGCAGATGCACCGTCGAGTTTCTATAACCTGGAATCCTATGTTGCTGAACTCAACAAACTGAAAGCGCATCGTGAAGTTGAAAAGATGGGCCGAAGTATTCAGGAAGTGGCAAGAGACTTAACCGTACCTGATGTGCATAACGCTGCTGAAAATATCCTGAACAAGGCGACCACCAATGAAAAATTGGAGAAGTCTAGTTTTACGTTTGAGGAAGCATTAAAACGTGCTGGCGATCAGTTAATCCAGAAGGCAGAAGCAAAAGCCAATAAGCAGTACACAGGGGTTAAGTTTAATCTGCCTCATCTGGACAACGTAGTGGGCACCATTCAACGCGGACACTTTTGTGTGATCGGTGGTAGACCTGGATCAGGAAAGTCCACTCTAGCGCAAATGGTGGCGATTCAGACTGCTATGCAGTTTAAGGAAGCGGTACTGGTTGTATCTGCTGAGATGGATGTAGAGACATTCACGAATCGTTGTATCTCAGCACTCACTCAGATTCCATACGACAACATCCACAATGCCGACCTGTACGACGGGATGATTCAGGAATTTGCAGGCGCTCAGGATCGTTTTAGCAAGCTGCCAATTCATATTGAAGACAAGCAAAAGCCGACCATTGCAGAGATTCATTCTTATGCACGTAAGGCCAAGCGCAACTATAAAAAATTGGGCTGCATCATTATCGACTACCTGCAACTGGTACGTGACCCAACCAAGAAAGACCGCTATCAGGAAGTGAGTTCAATCAGTCGTGATCTAAAGGCCATGGCGAAGGAATTCGATTGCCCTGTAATCGCACTGGCACAGCTCAACCGTGAGTCTGAAAAAGGTAAACGTCCAAAGGCATCTGATCTGAAAGAGTCTGGTCAGATCGAGCAGGACGCGGATCAGATTTTATTGGCCCATCCAGTCCTGAACAGTGATGACGAAATGCCGAGTGGTATTACAGAAATCATTATCGCCAAAAACCGTCATGGCAAAAAAGGCGTAGTTCGTGTGATGGATCGTTTGGATATCTGCCGGTTTGCGGCGGTGCGTGTTGAGGAAAGCGTAGGGGGTGGGGTGTGAGCGTACTTTCTGAATACAAAGACTCAAGCGGTCTTACGACTTATCCAACGCCGCTTACTGATCATGCGTTTGCTGGACTGAGTGAGCAAGAAAATATCGACTTCAAAATCTGGCTTGGCTTGATTGGTGAGGATGAAATCGAGGTTGCAGCCGATCAGGAGCTAGAAACCTATTTTGTTAAGGCTTTCAGAGAGCAAAAAGAAGATCGCTGCCAGTACATGAATCCGGCTCAAAAAACATCTCTTATTAGCTTTTGGTTTCTTCAGGCGGAAGCTGACAAGGCTTGTGCAGGCTTGAGACATGGATGTGAATTTTGGCAGCTGGTTGATTGGGTACCAGCTCAAGAAGAGTTTAACAAGGCATTCCCGGCACCAGAGTCACTTGAGCTTGAATATGCACCACCAATGGAGCCGGTTAAGTCAGAGCCAGTAAAGCAGCCGAAAGCAAAGGCTAAGCCAGCGCGTGATGAATGGACTTTGGATTTATTTGGAGGTGTGGCATGAACATACCAACCATCCAGCGATTTGAGGAAATCAAAGACATCTTAGTGTATGTGGCCTTTTCAAAACATGAGGTCACATCAGCAGAGCTTGAAGAACATGTGTGCGACAAAACGCGCTCTCAATTGAATCTCAAGTTAAAAGCGTTAGTTCAGGCTGGCTACTTGGCATTTACTAAAAAACGTTGCGCCAGACTGTATGTGGCCACAGACAAAACCAAACAGCTATTTGGAGTGCAGGGATGAAAAAGACAAAACAAAAACTATCCGCAACTTGGGAAATTCTATCCACAGCTGAGTATGTGGAATCACTAGACCGCAATGTGAATGACGATGATCTGGTGAAGATTTACCAGGGTTCATTTGTACCATTGTTCCTGGCTAATCGTGTAGAGCGCAAGCAAATCTGGAATGTAGCAATCAAGACTACCGCCAAGGCTGACGATGGAACTTTGCATGAGCATGAAATGGAATGGTCTTTCAATAAGCCAATGAGCATCAAGGAAGTGATCAATGGTGCCAGACACATCAAGGTTGAAAGCGATGGCATCAAGACACGCTGGCAAGGTGTATCTAAGCAATGGCTTGATGCTGTGGATGAAGATTTAAAAGGACTGACTGCTGTAAGCGCATGGGCTACTGCAACGTGTGTAGGGATGGTTGAGCAGGTTAATCCGGCTGCAACTTTACTTAGTCGAATTCAAGGGATGGTATCAGCATGAACTTAATCGAAAAATTAGGGTTAGAGAAGTGTAAGCAGATTGTGGATGGGGCGCCGGATGGGAGTCAATACTATTGCACCAATGTTGAGATATATCACTTATGCGATGACCTGCTTAGCTATGAGTGCTGCATTAGCTTAAGCGACCTCCGCGCCGCTCTAGCCGACCATGACCGCACGGACTACGTGACCGACATCCGTAATCACATCAGCCCAACTACAGTGGTGATTGAGAGATGACAAACTTTAGGAAGTGGTTCAAAGGGGAATATCCGGGTGGGCATACAAGTGGTTATTACTTTGCTCACAAAGCTTGGCAGCACAGACAGCAGGAAATAGATCAGTTAAAAGCCCAACTCAACAACATGGAGGCTTGTTATATCGAGAAGAAGAAGCAGGTTGAGGATCAGCAAAAGCGGATTGATGCTGGACTTGAAAAGATTCGTCAGTTTGGAAAAGAGGGGTGTTTATTTCCGGAATGGCTGACTTGGGCAGAAAAAACCCTGCGAGGTGATCATGAATAAGCACTTAAAAACTATAGTTGGCTTTAAAAACGGCACTAGAAGTATTTTTTCAGACTTGCGCTGTGATGTCTTGGATGCTCTTGAAGACTTGTGGGGTGTAATCAAGGTTTTCTCAAAAGCTGTATTCGTAATTGCTGTCTGGTTGTTTTCTTTGTGTTTGGTGGTACTTGCATTGCCCTTGGCTACTTATCTTCGCATTAAGTGGGAGCGTGAAGCCAAAGAAGCTCATGAAAAAGCTAAAAAGGAACTACTTGAACGCATGTCGCCAGTGAAGCGAGGTGAGTCATGAAAGCAATAAAAATACCGTGTGAACATGACTTGCTAAGCAAGAACCACAATGTCTGGGCAGATGCTGTAATGAGATGCAAGCATGGCTCTGGTTATTGTGGCAGTGATGGTTATTGTCATGCTGATGGAAAGTGCTTTGCGGATCAGGAACTCACAAGAGAGCAGGCTATTTTAGAGGTAGATCGTTTGGCTCAGGAACTTCACCAGGCTAAGCAGGAAAATGACAATTTAAGAACTTCTTCTGCGAGCTTAATCAAGCAGCTTGAATTTGCATTAGAGCAGAACAAGAAGTCTGGAAAATCTGAGCGAGTTTTTGCGATTCGATATTGCATTGGTGAGATCAAGAAAACTTTGCGAGGTGCCAATGACTGACCTGATTATTGGCATCGATCCAGACTTGGAAAAATCAGGAGTGGCTGTCTTAGGACAGTCACTGGAACTTAAAAATTTAACCTTTGCTCAGACTGTAGAGCTATTCCGAAGCCGTCAAGATGAAATTAAAAAGGTGGTCATCGAGGCGGGTTGGCTGAACAAGAAATCTAATTTCCGTTTTGGTCATTCTAAGAGCGCAGGAGAGAAGATTGCCAAGAATGTAGGGGAGAACCACGCAACAGGCAAATTGCTTGCAGAAATGGCAAAAGAATGCGGTTTAGCGGTGGTATTGGTTAAGCCGACACGCACAAAGCTGAAGGCAGAAGATTTTAATCGAATTACAGGCTGGCAAGGCAGAACGAATCAAGAGCAGCGTGATGCAGGAATGCTGATTTGGGGGATGAAGTGATGGATAGAAACGAAGCAATTGTACTGGTGGCCTTCATTGTTGGAATGGTGCTGCTGGGAATATTTGGGAAATAAGAGGGAATAGGGATGAATGCGATGGTTAAGGTTCAAAATATTATGCAGGCGGTTGATTGGGGTAAATATTCGTTAGAGGAGTGGCTTTATCAATTTGGTGCTTGGATGAATAGCGTTTCTGGAACGTGTGGCAAAAGCATTAACCCTATTGCTGTTGCTATGGATGAAGCGATTGTAAAACAGCGCAAGTTTAAGTTAGGTGTAAGAAAGACTCGCCAGATTATTGCGGACTCTATGTTGATTGAGGATAAGCCTAGATTGACGCGCACAAATACTGTTTGCCAGATAGATGATAATGAAGCTCGGGCGGTCCAGCGTTTAATTTTAGATATGCAGGGCCAGAGTGAAATCATGGATGAGTGGATGGATGCGATTATCTGTCGATATTTTTATGGGAATTCATGGTCGCAGATGGTTACTGAGGATCGATCTAAGTATGCGGCTGAACAAGATGTAAAGTGTGGATTGGCCGCGCTACATTGTCGATATAAATTTATTGAATATAAGTGATTAGAACTTGATCTTCCGGAAAGCACCTGTTAAATTCATGTTATAGTGGCGCGAAGTGAAAGTAAGTCGCACTACTGATAGAAAGCTCGCCAAATGGCGGGCTTTTTTGTTGTCTGAAATATGACAAAAGTTTTGACAAATATTTAATTAATCAAAAAGCAATACATTGAAAATAAATAGAAATATTCTGACATTTTCACTGACACAAAGAATCAGTCAAAAAGGAGATCCACATGCTCCAATTCCTAAAACGCCTATTCTGCTTTCATCACTACGATTATGAATCTGATATCTTTAATCAGGCTGAATGCCGGAAGTGTGGAAAGGTTAAAATAGATTAGCCATATAGCGAAGTTTTAATAAAAAATCCTTTTTGTTCGTTATATAGCGAATTCGCCGGACGTATTACGGCAATCAAAGCCCCTCGCATTCTAGATGTTGAGGGGTTTTCTTTTCTTATTGGTGGTGGGTATGAAAGATGGTTGCGGCTTTGGAAATAATGAGATTGGCCTAAGTTCTGAAGGGTATGGGTTGGGGTGATATATGGACACAGTAGAAGCAAAACGGAATTTAGAAGTTCTGGAAAAGAATCGCAGCCGATTAATGAATTACAACCATCTGTATTCAAGCTATGCGTTTAAAGAAATGTGTGGCGCTGAACTTCGCAAGGTAAATAAACAGATTCATGGCATAGAAGAACAGTTAGATGAGGAATCCAAAAAGACTCGCTGAAGTTAGAAAGCTGCCATGCATTCGATGCGGTAATCCACATAGCCAGGCTGCTCATTCAAATAGCGCCAAGCATGGTAAGGGTCGAGGGATTAAGGCTTCTGACCAGTTCACAGTTCCCCTTTGTTTTAAATGCCATGCTGCATTCGACCGTTTTGAATTGGGTAATCGGGCAGAGAGTGAAGCCATGTTTGAGAAGTGGTTGGTGAGGGTTGAGCGGATGTTGAGTTTTAAAGACACAGAGGTATTCTAACTGTATAATTATTAAACGGATAGGGTCGCTCCCGAAAGGCATTTAACCTGAATGCTTTCCGCACCAACCTTCAGGTTTTGCAGAGGTGCAAAGATGCAATATCCAAGAATAGACAGAGAAATTGTCGGAAAGAAAATAGTATCTATTCATAATTCAGATACTAAGGTTTATACAGCTATATCAGTTAATGGCTCCCAAGTTGAGGCACATAGACCAAACCCATCTACATGGGCTTATTTTGGTGTTAATGATATTCGACTTGCAACCAATGCAGAGATTCACAATGATGGTCGATTTAAAGGCTCGTGCCCTCATCTTTATCGATCTTATTTTGAGATAATAAAAAAACAAAATATTCCGCATGAATATCAGGAGTATAAAACTGATTTCTCCAAAAATAGCATGATGAGTGTTAATGCATGGGTTTGCGATTGGTGTGGTCAGCATATTGATCGTGATACCAATAAGGTTTTAAAGAAAATAGATGAATTCAGGAACAGTAAGCAGCACCAGTTACTAGCATAAGCGCCTTGATGGCGCTTTTTTGTGGCTGGTTAAGGTGAATCGAATGTTGGTGATGGAAGATAAAGAGGTGTTTTGATGAATGGCTTCTTAGTGATTCTGCTGTGTGGCATCTGCTTTATTTTTGGATTTGCTTACAGCATGTCTTATTGGTATGAGCGTGCTGATAAAAATGAACCAGTCACCATCCGTGGAAAAGTTTACAAACTTGTAGAACAGGATGTTTCACCCAAGGAGTAGGAAATGCAAAAAGCCGTGTTTCCTATCCAGTCACATGCCGACATCACCAAAGCCATTAACTACATGCATACCCATTACACTCAGGCGATTAATGAGGGTAAGCCGTTGGTGGTGAGGATCAATCAAACACCAGATGAGCGGTCAGCAGCGCAGAATAGGCTTTACTGGAAATGGATTGGTGAGATTAGAAGAAAGACTGGTCAGGATGAAGATTCACTCCATTACGAGTTCAAGAAGAAATTCCTGATTTATATCTATCGTCGGGATGACCAGCAGTTTGCTGAAATGTGTCATGCCATTGCCAAGGTGAAGCAAACCGAACCAGATGAGTATAAAGCTATCGGTGAGCAGGCCATCAGGCTTTGCAGCACAACCAAGGCGACAGTTAAGCAAATGACCGAGTATTTGAATTATGTGCATGACTTTGCTGTGACTCAGCTGCATGTGCATTTAACTGTGTCGGATGATTTGAAGTGGTGTTATCAGGAGTAAAGATATGGCGAACCTAACGCCTAAACAGCAAAGGTTTGTCGAAGAATATCTGATAGACCTAAACGCAACACAAGCCGCGATTCGTGCGGGATACAGCGAGAAGACAGCAAAGTCAATCGGACAGGAAAACCTGACTAAACCTGACATTCAAAAAGCAATCGAAGAAGCGCAAAACAAGCGCACTGAACAAACCCAAATTGATGCTGCCTATGTCTTAAGACGCCTAGTTGAAATTGACCAGATGGATGTCTTGGACATCATGGATGATAAGTATTGCCTTAAACCTATTGGTGAGTGGCCTAAGATTTGGCGTCAGTACATTTCTAATATTGAGAATATGGAAGAGTTTGAAGGCTTTGGTGAAGATCGAACTCAAATTAGTTGGCTTAAAAAGATCAAATGGCCGGATAAAACGAAGAACCTTGAATTGCTTGGTAAGCATGTTTCGGTTTCCGCATTTAAAGAGAACATTAAGCATGAGCACTCAGGCTCCCTAAATATCAGTTTCAGTGTGGAGTTTGACGATGGAGAAGATCAGCGTTAAGTTTCCACCCAAGTTCAAACCGTTTTTCAAACCTGCTCGATACAAGATTGCTCGTGGTGGTCGTGGTTCTGGCAAATCATGGTCTATTGCAAAGATGCTGCTCATTATGGCTGCATCAAAACCACTTCGGGTGCTCTGTGCTCGTGAGGTGCAAAAATCGATTAAAGAGTCTGTAAAGGCTTTGCTTGATGACCAGATTCAGACATTACAGCTTGGCCAGTTTTACCAGTCACTAGACAATGAAATCCGTGGAGTAAACGGCTCTCAGTTCCTGTTTGCTGGTCTTGCATCACATACGGTTGAGTCAATCAAGTCGTATGAGGGCTGTGACATTGTTTGGGTTGAAGAAGCGCAATCAGTCTGTCAGCGATCATGGGATGTTTTGATACCTACGATTCGTAAGCCGGGTTCGGAAATCTGGGCATCATTCAACCCTTATTTGCCATCTGATCCGGTCTGGTTGATGAGTGAAGAGCTGCAAAGCAAAGACAATGCTGTGGTGATTACGATTAACTATTTCGACAATCCGTGGTGCCCACCCGAACTCATTGCCGAGTCTGAGCGCATGAAAGAGTCAGACTTTGAGAAATGGGAAAACATTTGGCTTGGTTTACCTAAAACTATTGCCGATGGTGCAATCTACAAAGCCGAGTTTGAGCAGATCAGGAAAGAAAACCGTATCTGCAAAGTGCCACATGATCCAAATCTACCCGTCTATACAGGTTGGGATTTAGGGATTCTTGATAGCACCGCAATCTGGTTTTGTCAGATTTACGGCAAAGAGAAACGGATTATTGATTACCACGAAGCATCGGACGAACCATTGGCTTATTACGCTCGAATCCTTGATGAGAAAGCACGTGAGCATGGTTATCGATATGAAAGACACTTTGCTCCACATGATATTGCAGCGCGTGATTTATCCAGTGGTGTGAGTCGTGAGCAGACCATGGCAAAGCTTGGATATCGAATGACAAAAGGCGCTCGATTGGGCCCTGAAGATCGTATTGAAGCAACACGCCAATTCCTAAAGGATTGCTGGTTTGATGAAGGCAAGTGCTCACACGGTATTCGTGCGCTGCAGAACTATCGCCGCGAATTCAATGACAAGCTGGATCAGTTTAAAGCGCACCCGGTGCATGACTGGGCCTCACATGGCTCTGATGCATTTGGTGAGCTGGCCTTGAGTATTAACAAGATGCAAGAGAAAACAACACCAAAACCTTTGCAAAAACCAATTTCCTCGGGATGGATGATGTAATGTCAGAAGATAAAAAACATGACTCAATCTTGAGTGAAGTTAAAAAAAACCTTGGTCTTGCTGAAGACCACTGGAAAGACAATTACGAGCGCGGAATCAAAGATAAAGAGTTTGTCACAGTGCAAGGTGCGCAGTGGGACAAGGGATCTATTGAAGAACGTGCTAGAAACGGCAAGCCAAGCTTTGAGATCAACCTACTTCGTGCTTACTGTAATCAGCAGGAAAACACACAGCGTCAGAACCGACCACAAGCAAAAGTGGTTCCAGTGGACAATGGTGCAGATCCTGAAATCGCAAAGCTACTAGAAGGCTTAATCAAAGACACTGAAGAAGCATCAGACTTTGAATCTGTGTGCGATGTGGCTGTGTCGAATGCCATTTTTAGTGGAATTGGCTTCATTCGTATTGTGACTGATTATGTGAGTGAGCAATCATTCAATCAGGAGCCGCGCTTTATGCCGGTTCATAACCCGCAGGCTGTCTATATTGACCCACAAAGCAAAGCTTATGATGGCTCGGACATGAATTGGGCGATTGTGGGTGAGTGGCTGGAAAAGGATGCAGTCAAAGCACAGTACGGTGATGATGCTCTTTCTGATGTTGATATGGAAAATTATTCCGATTGGCATAATGACAAAGACAACCTGGTGCGCATTGTTGAATACTTCAAGAAAGAAGAAGTCGACGATACGCTCTGGATGCTAACTGATGGCACTATTGATTTTAAGTCGAGCATCCTTGAGGAATTTGGCGTAACTGAAGAAGATTTGCGCGCTGAAGGCTTGATTGAAAACGAGCGTGAAACAACTCGCACGGTGATCAAATGGTTTAAGGTATCAGGTAATAAGGTTTTAGATGAAACCGAGTTTCCAGGCAAATACATTCCAGTAGTGCCAATCTATGGGGGCGTAACTTACATTGAGGAAGAGCGCTATCTTTTCTCGTTGATTCACTTTGCTAAAGATCCACAGCGTTTATACAACTACTGGAAGTCAACCGAAGCGGAAGTTTTGCAGCAGACGCAGAAATATCAGGACAAACCGGTTATTTCTGCTGAAGGCGTAAGAGGTTATGAGGACCAGTGGCAGAACCCTCAAAAGTATGCAGCTCTTTACTACAACCATGTAAGTGAAAATGGTGAAGGGCAGCCAGTACCGTACCGCATGAGTCCAGCTCAGCCGCCTATTGCAATTCTGGGTGCTGCTGAAAGCTCTAAACAGTCGATTACAGACATTTTAAACATGCATGCACCGATTATGGGTGCTGACAGTCAAGAAGTGTCAGGTGTCGCAATTGGTATGCGTCAGCGTCAATCTGAAACAGCGCAGTTCAATTTTCAGGACAATACTAATAAGTCTGTACGTCATTGTGCGCGTATTCTGGTGGGGCTGTATCAGGCGCTTTACACAGTGCCGATGATGCGCCGGATTATTGGTGTGGATGGTGAGGCAAAAACGATTCAGCTATTTGATAAAACCGCAGAGGGCATTTTGGCTGATGTTACAGTGGGTCGTTACGATGTTCGTATGGATACTGGTCCAAGCTACAACACTCAGCGCGAACAGAACTTCCAGATGATTATGCAGCTCTTGAGCATGAATCCTCAGTTGTTCGCCATTATTGGTGACATTCTGCTTCAAAATTCTCCATTGCTTAATGCTAAAGAGATTGCAGAGCGGATCAAGAAAACCATGCCGCCTAATCTATTGGGTGAGGAGGGTGAGCTTAATCCAGAGCAAGCCAAAGCGCAGATTATGCAGATGGATCAGATGGTTCAGAAAATGACTGCTGATTTAGAACAGCTGCAAAAACTGGTGGATGATAAAGAGCAGGATCGACAGCTGGAAATGGTGAAAACTCAACTACAAGCTGAGAAAGACATTCAAGTTGCACAGATTAATGCTGCAAGTCGTGCTGATGTTCAGGAGCTTCGCAGTGTTGCTGAGCTACTCAAGCAACAAATGAATGGTGTTCAGAATGCATTGAATCAAATACCGCCACAATGGTTACAACAAGGTGAAGGGGTGGATAATTACCAGCCATCATCAAATGATTTACCTTCGCAACCTATGGAATACGAGCAACCCATAGGACCTGCGCAAGACATTGAAAGCCCTCCAAGTGAGGGTTTTTTAGTGCCTGAAGAAAATGCTCAGCCCCTCGCTCTCAGTCCTGATCAGATTGAGGAAAGCGTAATGATCGAAAACGGTGGTTTGCCACCAATGGAGCAACAAGATGAATCCCAATTCTGATACTCAAGACAACGTAGAAACCACCGCTACGGAAAATACAGGTGATGAACGTCAAGAGCATGAAGAACAGCCTGGTATTGAACCTCAAGAGCCTGAGCAGGAAAAAACTGAACAGGAACAAGAAGGCCAAAAGCAGGAAGAAGAGAAGCAAAGTCGGGCACAAAAACGCATTCAGAAGTTAGCACGTGAGCGAGCCGAAGCAGCAGCTGAAGCACAGCGCCTACGTGAAGAGCTTGAGTCATACAAGTCTGGCAAAAAAGCAACTTCTGAGCTGCCAAAAGTTGAAGATTTTGAGTCTTACGAAGATTTTCAACAAGCTCAACAAGAGTTCTTTATTAAACAAGCTGAAGACCGTGTACTGGCGAAATTACAGCAAGAAAACTCACAGAAAACCCAGGTCGAAGCGCAAGTACAAATGAATGCTGCGATTGAGGAGTTGGCTTCTGAAGGGATTGACATCAATGCATACGCAGAGAAGGTCAATGAAATGCCGCCACTACCTGTAACGCTTGATCAGTTTGGATTGTCTGTAAAAGAAACGCTGCTACTTGCAAAAGACCTGATTGATGATCCTGATACTTACCTTGAATTGTCAGAAATGACGCCAATTCAGGCAGCAGTAAAAATCGGTCAGATGATTGCACAGAAGCAGGCAAAATCTGCTGCTCCAAAAATCCCAAATGCTCCAAAACCAATCAAACCTACATCTGCAAATGCACCAGTCAAGCGAAGTGAAGACAGCATGAGTGATGAAGAATTTTTAGCAAAACGACGCGCTGAGCGTTTAAAAGGATAATGACCTATGGCTGACAATGAAATCTTAACGCACAAAAAAATCTCTCTTGAAGCGGCTGCAATGCTTGAAGAAACCTTAGTTTTTGCGCGCTCTATTAACCGCAACCGCGAAAAAGACTTTGCGAAAAAAGATGGTTATACCATCGGGGATGAAGTCACTATTGTTGTGCCACCAGTGCCAGTGGTAACTGATGGTGAAAACTTCAGTGAAGAAGATGCCAAGCTGAACGCAAAAGAGCGCTCGGTAAAACTTAAAATCGACACACACAAACACGTTGGTCTTCGCTTTAGCGTAGCTGAGCGTATGTTGCAGCTGGATGACTTTAAAAAGCGCTTCCTACAACCTGCAATTAACTCTCTGGCCACTGAAATTGATGCTGATCTGGTAAAACGCGCTATTCTTTCTGTGAATAACTATGTGTTGCAATCCACAAATGAAAAGCATCCAACTGCTGCATTTGGTCGCGCACGCTCACTTATGAATCAGGCGCTGGCACCACATGCAGACCGCTTTGCATTATTGTCTAGCGATTTCACAAATACGATTGTGGATACATCTGGCACCATCTTTAACCCGACTGCGGAAATCTCTAAGCAGTACAAAGAGGGTTATATTGGTCGCTCACGTGGCTTTGAGTTCATCGAGTCTGATTATCTGTATGCTCAAAACTACGGTACAGCTACAGGTCTGACTGTAAGTGGCGCGAACCAGAAAGGCGGCACACTGACAGTATCAATCACTGCAGGTCAGACCGTGAAAAAAGGCCAAGTGTTCACAATCGCTGGCGTTTACTCAATCCACCCAATCACACGCCAAAGCACAGGTAAATTAATGCAGTTTGTAGTGCTTAATGATGTGACTGCGACCGGCTCAACCGAAAACCTGTCAATTTACCCAGAAATCAACCCAGCTATGATTTCATCTGTGCGTCAAGCGAATGCAAACGTTGCTACCTCACCAACTCATGATGCTGCAATTACTTTTGGTGGTAGTGTGAATGCCATCATCGATCAGGCACTGTGCTACACAGAAAATACGTTTGCTGCTGCATTCGTACCTGTTCCAGTAGTCGCTGGCTGTGAGGGCTATCGTGTGACTGACAACCAGATCGGCTTGACCATTCAAACAGGGGGTAACTTCAACAACCTGTCTGAAGGCACTCGTATTGATGTGGTGTACGGCTTTACCACTGTTCGTGGCAATCATGCATGTCGCATTGGAACGCCTCGCGTCTAATCGTAACCCCATGACAACATATGCCCCTTAATTGGGGCGTTGTCATTTTTGGAGTGAAGAAAATGTCTAAAAAAGATTATCCAAAAATGCTCTATCAGGGCAATTTACAAGTATTTAAAACCGCGATTGCTGACAATGAAGATCATGAGTCTGAATTGAAGGAGCAGGGCTGGATTGAATATGGTGACTTGAAAGAGCCTAAAACAGAATCCAAAGGCGTGGCGCATGGCGTGGGTGCATCAGCACTGGAAGGGCTTGATGACATTAAGCAGGAATTGGCTGATGTAACCCAAGAGCGTGATGAATTGCGCACTGAGAATGAACGTCTGAGTGACATTATCACCAAAGGTTCGGCTGAGAATATTGAGCTCAAGGAAAGTCTATCTAAATCTGATTCTGCGCATGATAAGTTCCGTAACGATATTGCTGCTATGAAAGAGCGTATTGCTGAGCTTCAAGGAGACGCCACGCCTACTGGAACAACTCATGAATCCGAACAAAAGCTAGTAGCCCTTAATGATCTAACGCTTCCTCAATTGCAAGAAATGGCTAAATCAAAAGGAGTTGAGTTTAAGGCGCGCGACTCAAAAGGGACGCTAATCGAACTCATCTTAAATCACGATGCAAGCAGATCAACTGCTAATCAGAACTGATGCTCAGATCATCATTCAGTCATTAATTCTAAGGGAATGGTGCAAGCATGCCAAAACTCACACTCACAAGAACACCGCAACAAATCACAAACGGCTCACAGTCAGCTTACATCTCTAGTGTGAATGGACGCTCATTCTCATTCATTCATTCGGATGCATCTCCAACCGATCTAAATATTGCACATTCATCACATGAATTGTCGGTAAGTGCGCCTTTCAAGATTTGGGCATGGAGCAATGCTGAAGTTGATATTGATGTAATTGTATCTGTAGCGCAGGAATAGACATGATCAAAACACCGCTAAGCACCGTCATTGGCGGTGCATTTTGGACACCTGGCTGCACAGTTATTGGTGGCGGCAGTCGACCAGACAAAACCCCTTTAATGTGGGGTTTGGTAGATACAGATTTAATGTGGAATCCAGTAGATACAACCTTGATGTGGCAATAGCCGATTAATTTATGGAATAAAGAATATGGCAAATTTACCAAAAGCAGATGAATTAATCGGTAGCACAGTTACCCAGCAACAGTTTAAGACTAAGCTAAAACAGTTAGTTGAGAATATTGACCGATCATATTCAACACTTGCAGAAGCTAATCTTGATATTGCGAATATTGGAGTTGGCGCGAAAGTTGATACCGATGATAGCGGTAGGTATTACAAAGCAACAGCGGGGGCGACGAGTTTAACAAAGAGTGCTTATGATCCAGTGACGCAATCAAAAGAGTACGCGGACTTAAAAATTGCAACCGCAGGTGTTCCGTCGTGGGTAAATAGCCATACTGGGGTGCTTCCTTTATTAGATGTTGATCTAATAAATAATAGGGTTTGGACGCCTACCAAGATGGGTAGTTTATCTGACTTTTTTATTCAAAATATTGATGGTTCGTATACCATTAAACAAATGCCTGATGGTTTAAATAGCGGTTATTCAATCGTATGTAAAATAAAAGCACCAAATAAGACTGCAACTATTTCTGGTGTAGCATTTTCAATAATCACTACTGGAACAAATAACTCAGAGTCTTATCTCTCCTTCAAAAATGCATCATTAAATAGATCTATAGCATCTGTTTTTGGTGGTAGGGGGTCTGCTAGTTCTTTAGTAACAAAAAGCATTTACGGTAACAATATTTATTCATTAACACGTGATGCTAATGCGGTTAATTACTATGTAGAAAACAACAAGGAGTCCGAACAGACTTCTAGTGTTACAGGTTCTACATACTTAAAACCAACCAATTTTGCCATTGGGAAAAGCCTGTATCCTAGCTCACCAGCAAATGCTACTAATTTTATTATTGAACGAGTAACTATATACGACAACGCTTTAAACTCTAATACCGTAAATTCTTTGATGACCAACTTGAGTGAGCTTAAAAAGCCAACTACACCAATTCTTGAATATCCTTCTTGGCTAATAAAAGTTAAAGCAGCAGATGGATCAATTAAAGTGCCAAGTTTTCAGTTTAATGAAAAAACAAAACAATGCTGGTTTAACGGTGCTGTAAGAAATATTGACGATGTTGCTCCTCTTGTTTCAACTGGTGTTCGAGTTTTTAAAACACGCCCTTATGGACTTGATGTAAATAAAGGGTACACGCTTCTGACTGACGTGGCGTTGCCGTTTACATGGACACACGCTAATAACCCGATCACTGGTTATGCTATCTGTGCTTGTGAATCAACAAACAATGTTAGATTACGAGCATATCAAACGGTTGTATCTAGTAATGCTGTAGATGGTGGATCATTTGGATTTAATGGCTATATTCAATCGGTTGGCGATACGGTACCAAGATTATCAGCAAATAGACCAAGTAGCATCGGAGGAGCTGGGCCAGCATATTATCGGGGTAGAGGCATTTATCGTGGATCAATATCCGTCCCTTCAGTTGGCAATGTGCTTACTGGCTTAAATGGCAGGCCTGTTCTGGTTACATCGCGATCCGCAACACAACAAACAGCTTATCCTGACTATTGGGTGCTTGGCGGTGACTCTGACTTAACGAATAAGGTCACAAATTGTGAAGTTATTTCGACTGTAATTTTTTCAGAAGCACTTACTCAGGATGAATTGCAACAAGCACAATGTTTTACACCTGAAAACTATCCGATTTTATTCTTTATGGGTGATAGCTTCAATAATTTGTCTCAAACATCTGATGCAACTTTGGCACATTTAGCAAAAGCGGGTTTGGGTTATATCCCAGTGATGCATGATGGCCAAGGTGGAAAGGGATTAAATTACCAACGAGATTTAATTAATGGCTGGTTAGATACTTATCCATATCTTAAAAAGTCTATCTTGGTGATTAATGAAGGTGGTTTTGATACGATAAGTGATACCCCGACAAGCACTGTAGTTCAGGGACCATTTTCACAACGAGATATTATTAATTTCATTGATGAGATGGTCGAGCGTTTTGATGATAAGAGGCTGATCTATATGCATTGCCAGACAAATAGTGGATATACAGAAGCCATTAAAGCATTTATGGCCAATATAAAACGCACATATCCCGATGCTTTCTGTGATGCAACTGGACTACTTCAATCGGCCTTTCTTACTGATGCAGAGTACGAAGCGGCTATTTTAAGCGGTGCAACTCCCTCATTCTTGCGCTCTGATAATATCCACCTATCTTGGGGCGATTTAGTTAAAGAACAAAGCGGATATTATTATTGGGGGCTTGCAATCGCACGAAAGTTGAAGCAATTATTAATCAATAGTAATTAATTGCAAAATCAGCATAAGTACTGTTTTGCTCAACAAACCTTTTTAAGCCTTGGCTTTTAATTAAGCCAGGGTTTTTTATTACCAAAATTTAGAAACCAAGCAAGCCTCCTTTTAGGGGTGTTGAGTTTGAATAAACCAAATCAAACATGACCGCCGAAAGGGCGGTTTTTTTATGGAGCATGAAAAATGCTAGTCAGCAGAATTGTTGAAATGTCGCTTAAGCAACTTGGAATTCTTGCTGCTGGCGAAAGTACACAGGGTGATGAGCTTGCAGATGCCTTGATTGTACTGGAAGGATTGCTTGCACAATGGGCCACCCAGAAGCTCTACATCTATAAAGCAAGCAATGTGACTGTTCCCTTAAATGGCATTGGTGTTTATACGGTTGGACTGCTATCAGCGGATGTGACGGCAGACATTCAAGGTATATCAGACAAGGCCTTTCTTGATGATGAAGAAATTACACTGGTTCGGGATACTAATTTAAAAACTGACGCGCAAGTGATTTACTCAGCTGGAGCGCCAAACTGGACGTTTGATGTGAGAGTCAATGGATCTGAATTGAAATTTAAGAGCTATTCACTCCCGATTGAAATAATAGCCCAAAACGAACTGGTTGTTCCGACCAACTATCAACGCCCTTTGATTCTCACTTTGGCTGTAGAGCTTGCTCCAATGTTTGGTGTTGAGCCAACACAGATGCTTTTGCTAAACCAGCGTCAAGCTGTTGAGATGTTAAAGCGTAGTAATGTCACACCGATTTATGCAACTAACAGCGCTGTGGAGATACCTGCAGGAGTTCGTCGTTATGGCCGTCATTGATATTCCAGTTGTGGGCCAGTCTTATCACTTGCAAGATTGGGCGATTGATTGCCAGAGAACCGTCAATCTTTATCCGCAAATTGTGGAAAGTGGCAATGCACCTCAAGTATCCGCATTAATCCCAACTCCCGGACTTATTAAGAAATATGAGCTGGAAGGTGGTGCAATTCGTGGCATGTACGCATTAAATGACAGAATGCTGGTTGTTGCGGGTGGCACGTTATACTCCATCAACAGTAGTGGTGCGATTCTTGAAATTGGCTCCATTGCTGGTGTGGGGCGAGTTATTTTTGCTGATAACTCGCTACACGTTATGCTTGCAGCAAGTGGCACATACAAATACACCATTGCCAACAACAAGCTTGAAAAAATCACAGGTGAGGCATTCATGGGTGCTTCTGATGTGAGTGTGCTGGATTCTCGTTTTGTGTGGACAGTGCCAAATTCAGGGCGTATCCAATGGTCTGGGCTGCTTGACACAGAAACCACTGCGCTAAGTTATGCCACTGCTGAAGCTAAGTCTGACGACATTGTGCGAACTATTGCAAGTAATGGCCAGTTGTGGCTGATTGGTGAAAAAAGCACTGAGGTCTGGTCAAGCACAGGCGATCCTGATTTACCGTTTCAGCGCATGTCGGGTGCATATCTACCGCTTGGATGTATGGCTAAAGATTCAGTCTGTTTGTTTGGTTCCGGCCTTGTGTGGTTATCACAATCTGATGCTGGTTGTGGCCAAATTATTATGACGCAAGGCTATCAATCACAGCGCATCTCCAATCATGCCATTGAGTCTGAAATTGCTTCATATCCACGTATTAATGATGCCTACTCGTTTGCATATCAAGAAAACGGCCATTCATTTCTCTTAATGACCTTCCCAAGTGCTAAAAAGACATGGTGCTATGACATGACCACCAATTTATGGCACGAGCGAAGCTATCACAACCCACATACAAGCAAACATGAGCACCATAGATCATCTGGATATTGCTTCTTTCAAAATACCCATTTTGTTGGTGACAGAAATCTGGGAATTGTGTACCAGATGACGCAAAAGACGCTCACTGACAATGGTGATGCAATCTTGCGTGAACGAAGTACGCCAGTATTAAACCCACACGGTACAAGACTGATCTTTGATGAACTTGAATTAATTGCTCAGGTTGGGCAGCAAAGCGATATTGACCCACAGATTATTGTGGACTGGTCAGATGACCGCGGTAAAACTTGGTCCAGGAGTCGCCAGCAATCATTAGGTAAAACTGGTGAATATGGAAAGCGGGTTATTTTTCGCAGGCTTGGGCAATCGTTTGGGCGTGTTTTTCGTGTGCGCATGACTGATCCGGTGCGCTTAATCATTACAGGCGCCAAAGTGAGGGTGCGATGAAAAAACTACAACCACCAGTCAATGAACCCATAATTGTAAACGGCCAGATGTCACAAGTCTGGCTTTTATTTTTTGTGGATCTAGCCAACGCCATTAATAAACTGAACGAGTCGCCATGATTACAGTACAGCGCGAGAAATGGATTGAATGCATTGATGAGATTATGCCTTTGTGTGTGGAGGCTCATAACATTGATGAACAGCAGATGTATGGTCTTGAGCTTGATTTCGATACGGCGCTTTATATTGAGTCAGAAGAAACTGGGCAGTTCCATTGCTTGGTAATGCGAGAGAATGGTGTGCCGATTGGATTTCACTGGATCACCATGAATCCGCTGGCTCGGTTTAAAGGGAAATGGCAGGCTTGCACAGATGCAATTTTTGTTCATCCAGATCACCGCAAAAACTCGGCTTTTTTAATCCAGTGCAGTGAAGATTACATTCAAAAATTAGGCTGCTTCACTTGGGCTTTAGCTACGCTTGATGCTTGCTATCGCGGAGAAATGTGGGAGCGCAAGGGCTTTAAAAAAGCTGAAACAATATTCATGAAGAAGGTGTGATATGTCAAAGGTTATTGGCTCAATTACCGGCTCAAATAAGCAGGCTGATGCAGCAAACAAAGCTGCCAAATTGCAATACCAAGCATCACAACAAGCGAACAAGATTCAAAAGGATATGTATGATCAGACGCGGACTGATTTAGATCCATATCGTGATGCCGGCAGTAGTGCTTTATCTCAACTAATGGGCCAGATGGGTGAGGGTGGGTATTTTAATCAAACCTATACCGGTCAGGATATTTATGATGACCCAAGCTATCAGTTCCGACTACAGCAAGGGCAAGACAGTATTCAATCTGGTGCGGCTGCCCAAGGTGGCTTGCTGAGTGGTGCGACATTAAAAGCGCTGCAGAATTATGGTCAAGACTATGCTAGTCAAGAGTACCAGAATGCCTATAACCGGTTTAATGCCGACCAAACCAATCAATATAACCGTCTGTCTAATCTGGTTGGAGTAGGGCAAAACGCAGCTGCTCAAACTGGTAATGCCGGTCTGCAAACCGGACAAGCGATTGCCAATAATACCATGGCGGGTGCTAATGCTTTGGCAGCAGGAGCAAAGGCAGCAGGTCAAACAACTGCAAATAATTTCGATAAATTACTCGGTGCTGCTGGGACCATTGGCGGCCTATTTATCTAAGGTGAGAATATGCTAGATACAAATATCCCACTCATGGGAATGATGCAACAAACAAATCCTTTTGAGTCAGCGGTGCAAGGGATTCAATTAGGGCAAGGTTTACGCCAATTGCTATCTGGTCGTCAAGTCGGAAAGATGCAGCAGCTTGCAACCCCGGAAGATCGTCAGGCCTTCGCTAATAAATCTATGTTTAGTCGTGAGTTAAATGCTCAGATTAAGGCTGATGCAGTCGCTCAAGAACAAAAGGCTTTAGCATTACAAAAACATAATGCCGATATTGCCAAAACCAATTCAGAAGCCTTTAAGAATAATCAGCAAGGTGATGGTTATGGGTTGGATAACTCGGGTAAAAAGCTTGGGGCAATTCAGGGAGCCTTTCAGCAGGCAGCACTGACTGGTGATAAGGCTCAGGTATTGCTTGGCATGAATGCACTGGTTCGCACCGGAATAATGACCCCTGAAGACTATCAGAACCAAGCTGCAATCGTAAACGCAATGACATCTGATGAGCTCAAGCAATACGCAAAAGGGATTGCGTTAACAGATAAAGATATTGCCCCATATTTATTCACTACAGCTGATAATGAGTTAGATAATGCAACAACCCGTCGCGGCCAAGACATTGACCAGACAATTGCAGACAATCGCCTCACTTTTGATTATGAAAAAACTGATGCTGATAATCAGTATAAATATGATGCTTTGGAACAGGATGAAAATCAGTTCTGGGCGAGCTTTAATCAGAAAGATGCTCAGTTTTATTCTGATCAAGACTTTCAGTTGATGAAGGCCAAGCTCGAAAAGCAGCAGGTGAAAAATGAAACGCCTGAGCAAAAGATGGAGCGAATCAACAACACTATTGGTTCAGCTGATGCGGCCCGACAAGCAGCTCGGGCCGCCAAAGATGCGGCGGATTTAATTAATCACCCGGGTATTGCTTCTGGTACTGGCATGACATCACTTTTGGGTGTGGTGCCCGGGACAGATGCGAAGGACTTTAAGGCTCGTCTTGAAAACCTTAAGTCTCAGGTCTTTCTGCCAACCGTAAAATCGCTACAGGGTATGGGCGCACTATCTAATGCCGAAGGCGAGAAGATTGCTTCCGCAGTAGCCAATCTCGATCCATCACTAGGGCAGGAGGCTCTCTCAAAACAGCTTACAATTTTGGCGCAAGAAATGAGTAATTCAGCCAAAAAGGCTCAAAAGCAAACCCAAAACTACGCTACTCGTGGCGGCTCTATTCAACTGCAATCAAACCGCGGCAATCAAAATCAAGGCGGTGGCAAGGTCTACACTCAAGCTATGATTCGTGAATATGCTCGGCAGTCTGGCCGATCTATGCAAGAGATTGCTCAAGCGGTTCGTGATTCTGGCGGAATAATTCAGTAGTTTATTGAACATAATTTATGCTATAAATCCCTCATTACAATGGGGGATTTATGAAAAGATTAATATTGATTTGCGGGCTACTTGCTTCGGGTTTTAGTTTTGGTGCGGATTGGGTTTATGTTGGGAGTAGCGATAGTGGGGATAAGTTTTATATTGATTTCGACCACTATGATTATGACAAGAGGAGTAATGCGGTAAAGTCGTGGTATAAAGTTGATAAATATCTCAATAATAAGTACTACACTGAACAAAAGACGCTTGTTGAAAATTATTGTGGAAGTGGTCGATCTAAGACATTGTCAGCAGTGCATTACCACCCAAATGGAGGTGTTAAAAAAACATTTGAATCTGATTACCTAACCCAGTCAACAAGGGTTTTTCCTGAAACAACTGGCGAGTTCTTATATAAAGTTGCTTGTGATACCCCAGGAAAGGGCTTGGATTTCAAGGATAAATCAATATATGAAATAGAAGATTATCATGAGTATAAAAGAGCAAGGTTTGCTTATATGCGAGAGAAAATGCCAGAGGATACACTCAAAGGGTTTGTGCCTAGCTTAAATGTGGCGGATTATGACAGTTACAGCGACTTCAGCCATGATGAAAAGAAAGAGATGGACAAAATCAGAATGAGAAATATTCAAAAGTTTAAATAAAGCACCTCACGGTGCTTTTTTATTACCCAAAGCAAAACCCCGATGCGGCAAACATCGGGGTTTTTTAATTCCAATTCACAGAGCAAGTAAAGAGGAAAAACATATTTTGTATGGAAGATTTTATCAAATTAGTCAATTGGTGTCTAATGGAGTTACGAAAAATGCAAGCGTGGAGATTCCTGGCAATCCTACTCACAATAATTATTTGTACGTATATCTGGAAAATGTAAACCCACCCTAAAAAGGTTAGTTGTTTTATTGGAGAAAACAAATGTCTAAACGCCAGCAGTTAGAAGAGCTTCTTAATAACCCGAACGCCCAAAAAATGCTTAATCTAATTGCTAGTGCAGAGGGTGTAAAGCATGGTTATAACACAATCTTTGGTAATGAGCGTTTCAGTAATCTAAGCGCCCATCCAAATGTGCTAAAGCGGTTTAAACAAACTGATGGGAAGGTGAATTACACCACAGCAGCAGGGCGATATCAGTTTTTAAAGCCAACATGGGATAGCGTTTCTCGTCAGTACGGATTAACAGACTTTTCCCCGCGTAATCAAGACTTGGGTGCGCTTGCGCTGATAAAGCGGCGCGGAGCTTTAAATGATGTCCTTAAAGGTGATTACCGCAGTGCTGTTAATAAGCTTGGCAAAGAGTGGGCATCACTACCATCCTCAACCTACGCACAACCCAAAAAAAGTTGGGGGCAATTAGGATTGGAAGGAAACTCAGCAAAAGGTAGTCGTATGCAAAAAGCCAGTATGAATGACTTGCATTCATTATTTAAGGGCGCACCAACAATCCAAAAGGCTAACTTTACTGGTCGTCAGCTTCGCCCGGGCTTTGCGTCAGACATTCCACCTGAGTTGCGAAACACAGCACCAATTCCACAAGCTAAAAAAGTGTCAGCACAAAACAGCAATCTAGCCTCAATGAATGACCTCCACTCATTGTTTACAGCTCAAAAGCGTGCAAACTTCACCCCGCCAGATGTAAGTAAAGCGGCCGACCAAAAGGTGCAAAAAGAGCAGCTTAAAAAGCAAGGCCCTACTCAGTTCTGGGAGTCTGCTTTGCTAGGTGCTGCCGATGTTGGTGTGCCAGTGGTTCAGGGCGCTGAGTACGTGGCTGATGGCATACGAGGTGGGATTAATAAGTTGTTTGGCACCAATCTGGAAACAGATCGTTATGAGAAGCTCACCAAGTCCTACAAGGATATTGATAGCGCCCATAAGACTGTACGTAAAGCCAATAATCAGGGTGTAGATGTAGCTCGTATTGGGACCAATATGGCGATGACTGCACCTCTAGCTGCAGCAGGCGGAACATTGCCACAAGGTGCAAAATTAGCATCTAGGGCTGGCGCTGAATTCCTAGGGAAAAATGCAGCGGTTGGTGCACTTATTGGTGCAACTGGTGTGCATGAAAATAGCAAAGACCGGTTAAATTCAATGGCTGCGGGTGCTGTCGGTGGTGCAATTGGTGCTGCAGCTGGACAGAAGATTGGCGAAGGTATTGCCAAAGGCGCGCAAAAGGTTCGCGGCATCACATATTCACTTCAATCCATTGATGAGAAGCTTGATAAGGCCCTGCAGGCAAAAGGTATGAAACTTTCAGACCTGAGTGACGATGTTGTAAATGGGTTGCGCAAAGATGCTCAAAAAGCCTTAAGTTCAGGCAAAAACCTAAACCCTGAAGCTGTAGCACGTAAAGCCGTACTAGATCGCGTGGGCATTAAAGGAACACAAGCTCAAGTCAGTGGCAATCCAAAGCAATGGCAGACAGAAGCGGAGCTAGCAAAGTTACAAGGCCCAGGCGATGTTCTTCGTGACAAGTTTGTGAATGACAACAAGCAACTATCAGGGCTACTTGAGAGTGCTGTAAACAATACTGGTGGTAAAGCTGTAGACCAATTTGGTGCTGCAAAAAATGCGTCTGATGCGTTGCTGGATCAATATACACAAAACAAGCAATTTGTATCCGCTGCTTATGATGCGGCACGAAAAGCTCCTGGTAATGAAATACCTTTAAATAGTCAGGGCTTTGTGAATGATGCGTTTACCGCACTAGATCAAAACTATGCAGCATCAAGTCTGCCAGCAAATATTCAGAAGATTTTAAAGGACGTGAATGATCATCCAGAGATGTTCACGCTCGGAAAATCTGAAGAATTAATCAAGGTGCTTAATCGCGAATTCAAAGCCAGTATGCAAAATGGACAGCCAACGAGTACCAGTCATGCCATTGGATTAGTTCGTGACGCGCTAAATAACCGCCAAGGCGAGGCACTAGAGGGATTGCTGGCATCTGGTGGCAACGATGCTGCACAAGCTTATCAATTTGCCCGAAACGCACATAAAACTTCTATTGGCTTACGAGATAAAATGCCGCTCCTACAAGATGCTTTAAAGGGTGTGGAGCCTGACAGGCTATTTCAGAAGCACATTCTTAATGGAAATGTAAATGAGCTTGGTGAAACAATTAGCGTACTCAGAAATGCAAATCCTCAAGCGGTGGCTGATATTAAGCAGCAGGTGCTTCTGCATATCTCAGGTAAAGCAGTCAATCAGAATGGGCAGTTTAGTCCGGCTGGGATGAAACGCGCACTAGATAGCCTTGGTGACCGTAAGCTTGCGGTAATTTTTGAACCAGATGAGTTGGTAAAAATTAAAGATATTGGTCGAGCAGGTGAGTATTTGGTATCACAGCCTGCGCATTCCTACGTCAATAATTCCAATTCTGCATCGGGCTTAATGAACTACTTTGGTACTGTGATTAAAAATGTGGGGGGTATTGGCCGCCATGTGCCATGGGTAAATGAAACAATTGTTCAGCCTATCCAGGGGGCAGGGCAGCGCATATCAGCAACAAGAGCGCTAAATAACCCATCACTAGCAGGAACTTCAATGCAAGCAACACCAGCCGACCTGAGTCTAATCGAAAAACTGGTCAAAGCTGGTGTTATTTCTGGCGCAAACATCTCAAACGAATAACCTTAATATTTCACGTAAGCCACCCTCTTTAGGGTGGTTTTTTATTTGCAGGTGAGAAATGGCAACATTAGCAACAAATGTCAGTTTTCAATGCCTTGGGCTAGATGGCAAGCCATTAGCAGGGGGCAAGGTTTACACCTACGAAGCGGGAACAACCACGCCAAAAAGCACATACACCACAATGGCTGGTGATGTGCCAAATTTAAATCCGGTCATTCTTGATCAGAACGGCAAGGCTAAAATCTTTCTGGGCGATGGTGCGTATCGGATGCGCATTCTAGATAGTAATGACGCTTTGATTGACGACATTGATCAAATATCCCGATATGTCACACAATCTGAGTTCGCAGCGTTTCAGCAAACTGTTCAGGATGGTGTTGCAGAACTTGATCAAGTTCGAGAACAGATTGATGTTTTTGTGAGCACCTCAATCGGAAATCAGAAGGGTTATGCAAATGGCATTGTCCCGCTTGATGAGAATGTAAAGATTGATCCAATTTACATTCCAGAGCTTATTAACACCCCGCTTGTTCCACAAGCAACTGAAACACAAGTTGGTGTTGCAAAAATAGCAACAACCGCAATAGCTCAAGCAGGGACGAATGATACCGATATTATTACAGCGAAAAAGTTGAAAAATACCCTAGGAGCTAGTAAAAATGCGTTAGCTGGGACGGTAAACTTTAATGGTACTGGAACAGTAAGCATTAGAAGCCAACTGAATGTGTCTAGTATTACTGATTTAGGAGTGGGGACGTATAAAATAAACATGACAACGGCAATGCCTAATGCAAGCTATCCTGTTTTTGCTTCTGTTGCTGATAGGTCTAGTGAGTCTAGATATATAGGCATAGAAGTTAAAGCACAAACAGTGAACTCAATCACGGTTTACGTTTTTGCAACAGGCACAGGCGGGGCTATTGATGTCGATTTTATTTCCGTAGGGTGGACGCCATGAAAACTATTGCTTTTGAAATAGATGGGGTTATTTACACACAAGTATTTACAGATGAAAACCGCACGGTTGAATTTGATCATATTGTACTCAAAAATCCACCTAAAGAACCTCAAGAATCTTGGTACATAGAAGATGGTCAAATCAAAATTGATCAACAAAAATTGATTGAGTTTAATCGCAAGAACATGCCAGCTCTCACACCAATCGAGTTTGATATTAAACTTGTTGATGCAGGGATATATGAGCAAGTTCAAACCTTAATTCAATCTGATATTAAGTTAAAGATTGCTTATACAAGAGCAACATTCTTTAGCCGTACCGACCCTTTTATCGATCAAGCACGAATTGCATTAAACCTTACAGATGAGCAAGTCGATACTATGTGGATGAGCTAGAGCCACTTAATACTCAAATAATACTTATAAACCCTGATCTTTAATTAGATCAGGGTTTTTTATTACCAAAATTAAGGGGGCGCAATGTCAAATGACTATTTGTCTGATCCACCTGCAGCCACATCTGGTCAATTGCTTGCGATATCAGAAAGTATTAGCCAGCTACGCCAAGAAATGCGTCAGGAAATGCGAAAACTAGAAGATGTGCCGCAAAAAATTGACCGCATGAGCATGCAGTTTGATCAGCTTCAGGAAAAGCAACAGAACCTTGATCACAATGTGCAAAAGATCCAGAAGAATCTTGAAGATGATCTGGATAGAACAAAATCAAGTCTTCGAGATGAAATGAAGCAAATACGTGTGGATGCTGAGGTAAGGCACAAGGAAACCGATATGCAGATCCGGGTGCTCCACGAAAGTAAAACCAAAATAGACAGTGTCACAAATCTGGTTCGTTGGGGTGGGATTGCGATCATTGGCGTATTTGCAGCTGCCTGGAATAATCAAACCGCCAAAACCGACACGGTGAATGCACAGGCAATGGCGAACAGTCAAAAAATTCAGGTCCTTGAAAAGCAATCTGATCAGCTTTTAAGAACAGTGGAAGAAATCCGAAATAAGCTTTATGAACGTAACTATATGAGTGATCAAAAATGAAATTAATCGAAAATGCCCGACAGTGGTATAAGTTCTGGTCCATCCAATTGAGCGCTTTAGGCGCTTTTTTATTGTCTGCTTGGTTTGCATATAGCAATGAAATTACCACCTGGTGGATGATTTACGCAGCAGAATATTTCCCATTCTTAAGTCCGCAAACTATCAAATGGATTGGTTTATTATTGGTGATTGCAGGGCAGCTGGCTCGACTGGTAAAGCAGCCACAGTTGGTTAAAGATGGTGGAACCCAATGAACACCACTCAAATTAAAAAACTCCAAAAAGTAGTAGGTGTGCATGACGATGGCATTATTGGTCGTGGCACATTGACTGCAGTATTTAAAAAATTGGGTGCCAGTCAATCGCGTGCTGAAGAACTCGGACTTGCTGCCAATGTTCACATGCGTACCTATAGCATCCTGGACAACCCACTTCGCTTTATTCACTTCCTTGCGCAGCTTGCACATGAGTCCGGCAACTTCCGCTATATGGAAGAAATTGCATCAGGTGCAGCTTATGAAGGCCGAAAGGATTTAGGCAACACACAAGCAGGGGATGGAAAACGCTATAAAGGTCGTGGACCAATTCAATTAACTGGTCGTACCAACTATCGCAAGTATGGACAGCAGCTCGGCATCGACTTTGAGAACAACCCTGCGATTGTGGCAATCCCGAGCATCGGCTTAATGGTCGCTTGCAAGTTCTGGTCTGATAATGGTCTGAATGCTCTGGCTGATAAAGATGATGTGTTGGCTATTACGCGCCGGATCAATGGTGGCACTAATGGTCTAGCAGATCGTAAAGTTCATCTGGCTAAGTTGAGAGGCTGGATATGATAAAAGCCTTTATCGCTAAATTTTACGAAGCCGTCATTATCTTTTTGGCGGCTTTTTTATTGCTGGCCTTAATTGGTTTAGGTGTGCAGACATGGCGTGCATCAACTTGGCAGAAGTATTACGACACTCTCGATGCTAAATATCAAACCGATCTAGCCAAGGCTGAAGCATTAACTGAAAAAGCGAAAGTTGATGCTCTTGTTAAAGAAAAACAATGGTCTGAAAAGCTACTAAATGCGGAGATTCAACATCGTGAAGATATCAAACACATCATTGCTGATTGCAATAGCGCTAAGTCCGCTATTGACCGGCTGTCAAAGCAAATCGATACAGCCTCAAGTCGTATGTCCACAGCTACCCGAGAAACCATCATTGAGTACACCAATGCCAGCGGTGTCGTACTCGAAAAATGCGTCAATGAATATCGAGCAGTGGCGCAACGAGCTGATGAACACGCAGCTGATGCAAAACGATTAAATGAATCATGGCCCTCTAAGTGAGGGCTTGCACAGATGTATTTTTATTTATTTTTAGGGAAACCTAGAAATTTATTTTCTCTGCAATTTCTAGCAGATTATTAATAATTGTCGTAGAGGATTCACTTTTACTTAAAAACTCACCTAGGAAACTCAAATTAATTTTAGATCTTCTTTTTTCTTCGGGTAGGGCTTTTAATTGCTGTATGAGTTCTTTTAACGCTTCAACACTAACATCATCGGGTAGCCCCAAATAATCCAGTAGATCAGAATCTTTTGCATAAACTCCATGCAGACCGTTACTAAAGGCAGAGAAATCTTCAAGCACAACATTACTATCTTTGTGAGCAGTTAAACCATTCCTACCATTGTTGTAACTTTTGGTATTTTTCACGATAACATTTACGCCCTTGGGTGCATTAATCCCATCTCGTCCATTGTCAAAAAACTCGCAATTTTCAAATGTCCATGTCATGAATTTTACTCTATAAAAATATTAGATATAAATTAAACATACATTTCGGGATTAAAATTCACAAGACGTTTTATCCTTTTTGAAATTTTTATCATCCATTGGCAATTTCAGACTAGGACAGCATGCTTAATTCTTAAAATTTAAACCCCACCCGGGCTCCTTCCTAAAAATCTCTCCATTCTTAATCGTGTGCACTACATAAAAGAAGGTCCATGTTTTCATTGTTCTATTCCTGCCTCTTTTAAAATCCATTCTTCAATTTTTGTATGATGCAATCTTAATAGATCCACCGGTCTATCCTTATAATGCTTTTCTGCAGTAGCACTTGGTTTGTGACCCATAATCTGAGCCACAACACCAGTCGGGATTTCCAGCCATTCAGCCAAGTTTGAAAATGACCGACGTAGGTCATGTACAGTAAATTTTGGCAGTCCTTTTTCTTCTAGAGCAGCATAGTAGCTTCTGCGTATATCGGTAATATGGCCTAATTGCGATTGCTCGGACCAGAAAACAAAGTCTGAATCCGGGTGCTTTGGTAATTGCTTCAGTAGTTTCTCAACATAAGGCGTCATTGGAATGATTCGATCTTCCTGTTCAACCTTATCCCAAATAGAAATAGTCTTCCATTTGAAGTCTAACTGAGAATAGGTAAGTGATCGCATAGACTCAGAACGTGGACCACACAAAATACTGATCTGCAGGAAGGTCTTGTGCATGATGTTTTGAATGCCACTGACCGCCTTAAACCAATCTTTTAGCTGGTTGCGCTGCACAGAGTTTTTAACAGGCTTTAATACGGGAACTGCTCGACGTACACGTTTAGCCTGATGCACCTTAGCATCAATCAGATTCATATAGATGTCGTGTTCCTGGCACCAATTAATACAGGACCGAGCAATACGGAATCCTAAAGCGGCCCGACCCGGTCTTGTTTCAGCTTCTTTTGTCTGCCATTCAATCAAAGTGTCTGATGTAATTTTCACAAGTGGCACATCCAGCAAAGAGGCGAGTGCACCCGGTACGGTTAAACCTTTACCGCGCACCTTTTCTTCACCACCACGATGTGACAACTCTATATGATCTCGAAGGTGTCGATCCGACCATAAATGCTTATTAGCTTCTACATATTCAGTAAAGACATCACCAAAGGTTATTTTTTCATTTTGCTTGGACTGGTGATGCTCATCATTTTTTTGGTCCTCTTCAGCTTTGTTTCGTCTAGGATCAATTCCTTGATCACAAAGCTGCTGCATTCGACGTGATTCCTTTCGAGCATCCTCTAACGACCAGACATTTACATCGCCGATAGTTATGCGTAAACTTTTACCAGAAACACGACTCTGGAAAATATAGGATCGGTTTTCATTCTGGGTAACTCGAACAGATAGTCCAGGTGTGTCGAGGTCCCAGTAGAAGATCTGATTTTTACCATCATCAGGTTTTTCTAGTTTTAAGACTTTCGCAGTCGTGAATTTGAGCTTCATTCTAAGAAGTGCTTACATGGAGGCTGGTGTAAGCGCTATGTAAGCAAATTAAATCAACATACGTCAACAGAAATAAATAGGGTATTAGATTAAGTTGTTGAAATTAAAAAATATATGTAACACTGATCAACACTAATAAACACTGGTAAATCAATAAAATTCAGGACTCATAATCCGTTGGTCGACAGTTCAAGTCTGTCTGGGCCCACCATATAAAGCAACCACTTAGGTGTACTAATCCTAAGTGGTTTTTTTGTTTTTGTATTCTAGTAAGCAAATGGTAAGCAGCTTAAATCAACATTATTCTTAACTGGTTTTGTTGTATAAAGACTTGAAAAATAGAATTTCCTGTAGTTACTCAAATTCAAGTGACAACATGGGTATGGAGGCGATCTAATTCTGGCATGGCTTAATCACAATTTAAGTTAATACTTTGAGATGCGAATTATGATGTATATGGTCCCATTTTTTAGATCAGTTTATTACAAGTTTCTACGTAAGCGTCCGCTGAACCTCATAGTTATTTTTTAATTAAGTTAGATTTCCAGCAGTGTGGTCATAATTCATCTAGTCGGGACACTTTATGTGTTGACAGCCTTTTTAGCATATCACTTAAATAGGCATAGGAATCCAGTCCATTCAGCTTTGCTGACTGAATGAGGCGTATCATATTAGCCGCTCACTTACAACTGCGCAGCGAGTCAGTAAACAACCAGTTCTTACGTCCCAAGGCCTACGGACACATCTGATTTTCGATCCCTTACGAAGTAATGCTTCTTAGGTTGATTGGTAAGTTACCATCAACCAGATAGCGGTAGAGTGCCTGCCAGCGTTTTAAGCTGTAGTTGATCGTTCGAACAGTTAGAGAACTCGATAGCCGCGTTAGATGGTGTTGGTTGAGCCATTAATAGAGTTGTTGCATGATCGGTTGACTATGTTGTTGACAGTAGTGGCATGAATCCGCTGATTGGCGGTTTCATGCAGCCACCGGCCAATAGGGGGCCATTGGTAACAATCAACATCTAACAGTAACTTGTATTTAAATGGATTCGCTAGCGGACACTTACGTAACTAAAGATTACAGTAGTAATCTTTAGTTTGTTAAAACCTGCTATTTATAACTTTTATACTGGGTAAAATTTGGTAAAAATCTAATTTAATTTTCTCTTAATTATAAGTTTTTAAAGGAAACGGAAGTTGAGTTAAGATGCCACCATCTCTACCTAATCTTAGACCTCTTGCGTTAGTCAAAATTTAATCAGTGATAAACGTTGATTTTTAAATAAATATCAAAGTCTAAAATAGTCAAAAATAATACTTTCGCAAGAGGTCTATTATAATTTTTATGCAAATTTTAAGACTTAATAAAATTACTTTCGCTATTTGTTTTGCAATTTGGGGTACAGCAACGGGTGCAGCAGAATTGACAAATTTTGATGCAGACCAACAGATCAGACAACAACAGAGTACTGAGGTGCTTGATAAGCAACTGCAACCCGAACCATCAGTACAGACTGGTTTAGAAAAACAATTACAGGTTCAGCCACAATTACACTATTTACAATCAAATAGTGAAGAAGTTTGTTTCAATAGAGGGTGTAAATAA